CCACCTGCACCCCATACAGCACTATCATACATAACAGGGGCACATATTAATGGATGATGTGTACCTGCTATAGGGCTTATATCAAACATTCCAAACAATTTAAACTGAGTATTTATAGTATGCTGACCTATACCTGCCTTGACTAAATCATTAGTAGAATCTACAGTAAGTAAAGCATTTCCACTTGCATCATAGATTACTGAATTTGTAGTGCTATCTGCTGAAGGTTGAACCTTTAAATTTCTTTGGGATAAATATAAAGCTGTTCCATCTCCATCTCCACAAGTTATTTGTTTTATAGTTGTAGATAATCCACTATTTGAATTATTTGTATGTAGAATATCCTTATATACATCTTTTAAAGGTTTTCCTGTAAATGAACTCATTATTTATCTTTCTTTTTATCTTCCTCTGGTTTTTCTAATTTACTCTTTAAGAATTTAATAGCACCCATACATTCTATGTATGCTTGCTTATAAGCTTCTGCTTTTTTCTCTAATTCTTGTATGTCATTTTCAACATTTTCCATGTTTTTGCCCCTTTTTCTTTGTTATAATATACTAAAACTAATTTTTTACTACAAATTTCTAACTTGTTATATCCCACTTAAAAACCATAATAATATTTGTATCTTGTGGTGCAGATGCACAGGATAAATATATATTGTAAATTTTTCCTTTAGTTAAAGGACAGTAATCACTACCAACTGATGGGCTTGTCATAGTTAATTCTTGATATATATCATCTGCTATATCTACTGTTGTGTCACCTCTAAAAATTAAAGAACCAGGGATTTCTGTTCCATCCGATGATTCTGACACTCTAAAACTCAGAGCACCATCTTGGGCAACCTCACTTCTAAAACCTACTTTTTCTATTGTTCCATTATATGGTGATAAAAAAGAAATGTATTCATTTCTACCTGAAGTTGATGATTGTTCTAAAATATATCCAGTCATAGGTAAATAGCCATAGGTTGAACCACCATAATACCCAATAAACTTAGTTTCATAATGATACTTACCAATACCAACTATATCTGTTCCTGCATCATCTGTAAAACATAATTCATTTGGTGTTGTATCGTGTATCCATAATTGCCCATATCCTGCAACATCAGTACCTGCATCAGCAACTTCTTTTATTAAAAAACTCCCATCAGGTTCAAATTTCAAATGAGCAGCTGCACCACCATCATCAGTTGTAGATATTATAGTTGTTCCTGCTGTTAATGTTTTTATTTGAAAGTAATCACCTGAATCTGCTCTATTGTATAGATGAAACTTATTACCTCCTATACTACTTCCTATGAAGGAAGCAGTTAATTCCGCCCCAGAATTATCTTCGGTACGGATATATGCTCTGCCTTCTATTTGTCCAGTACCGTGTAATGTCAAATCCCCATCTGCAACTAATTTTAGAGAAGCATCATAACCCACACCTATACCCGAAGCAACATCATATGTTTGAATTTCGGTAGCTCCGTGTGTTCCTACTGTAATTTTAAGATAATCATCAGCATTATCAGAATCATATAAATACATAACCCCTGTTTTAGGTGTTAATTTTAAATCTCCATCAGGGAAAATTGTTAAATGCCCTGCTTCTGCATCATCATCTGTTGTAAAGATTGATGTTGCTCCATGTTGTGCAACGACTATATCAAATTTATCTCCAGTATCTGTATCATCGGATATGGTAATTTTTGTATTTTGAACATCAAAGGTAAAAATAGTTGAAACAGTTGCCAAAGAACCTATCTTAAAAGTTCCAGCATTTTCTGATAGAAAATTAAAATGAGTTCCAGATGTAAGAAAATAAGAATCTCCACTTGCTACATATAAATCTAAATTTCCTGGATAGTTAGAAGATTCAAACCTAGTATAAATATTAGGTCTAAATTCAAGATAATCGCTGTCACATTCTATAGTATGAGATGAAAGTTTACCATTTAAAAACAAATCTCCATTTACTCTTAATTCTGAGTTAGAAATCTCTAAAGGAGTATTATCTTCTCCAACTTTTAATACCTTTGGCGTTTCATCTAAAGATTCATCTCCTCTTAATAATACAGGGTTCTTCCTGTTAGGCTCGAAAGAACCCTGAGTAATAGAATTTAATTTAGGTAGACTATATCTAGGCATTATTTATCGCTTCTAAGACCCTTTATAAAACCTTCAACAGCAGCTCCTACAGTATTATCTACTAAGTCTATAAACCAAGGTTCTACAGTAGAGTTCCATATCTTCTTAGTAAGCTTCCACTTTCCTAAACCTAATGTCATAAAAGATCCTGCCCAATAAGCACCTGTTTCTACCCAACTATATAAATCTTCATTAGGTATTTTTTTTAATAGCCATAAAGCTATACCTGCTGATGTTCCACCTGCGAATAATCCTAAATTGTTTGTTAAAAAATCCATAATAACCTCCTACGGTATTTGTTTTATTAAATTGTTATTTAAACGCACTAACCCTTCTGGTGGGTCAGTTCCTTCAAAAGTAATCTTCAAGGTAGCATATTGATTTCTCTTAGGCAAGATAGATGCACCTAGATCAGCATTTATTGCTCCTGCATCTTCTTTGCAAAATATTCCACCACCTAATCTTGATTTCCTTTTTCCAAATGAACCCATTTTAACTTTTAGTTCCATTGATAGTTCTTTTATTTTTATAGAACTTTGTGGAGCTAAAGTTGCAAGAGGTACATTGACAACCTTTTCATTACCTTCATTATCTGGAATCTTAATATCCAAACATAAAGGTTTACCATCTTTATCAAAAAACTTATTTAAAGCCTCAATATGCTGGTTTTCTGCCAAGCTTTGAGCTTGGACTACAGCATCAAACAAACCTTTTGTTAAATGGTCTAAAAACGACCCTTTTTTATAATTATTGTCCATCAGCAGGGGCAGACTTTTGTTTGCCTATTGAATTATTAAGCATATCTAATACTTTCATTAATCCTTCAGGCTTTTCCTGCTTACCCTTAACTGATACTGTATATTTAGCAGATGTGTCTGATTTTCTGCTATTTTCACTATGATGAGATACTTTACCTTCAAATTTAGCACTCCAACAACCCCAACCAACTGATGCACTTGCCGTTGCACTAGAATCTGTAGATGATTTACTTGCTGTTTGAGTAGATACCTCCATATCAAAATTAATACCTATTTCATCTACGCATAAACTTGGTATATTTATAATAGATAATAAAGGCACATCTAAAGCAACACTTTCAGATCCATCTTCATATTTAAATGCAACTGATTTAGTATTTCCATCTTTATCCATACCTACTTCCTGTATGAATGAAGCAGTAGTTGCTGCTAATGTTTTTTGTCCTTCTGCTGCTGCCAACAATGGTGCTGCAATTAAATTTTCTATTGGTAATCCTGTGAATTGGTTTGCTATTGAATCTGCCATTTACTTCTCCTTTAGTTTACATTTACAATTTTCGCATACTACGAAATCTCTTTTAGGATGTGAATTTGCCTTTAATATAGCGACATCTTTTTCTAAATCTTCTATATACCTTCCATACTTATTTAAAGTTCTTTTCATTTGATTTATAATTTCATCCACTATCTAAAATCTCCAAATCTAAACCAACTCAATAAAGCTAAAACAAGAGCAGATACAGTTCCCCCCACTCCCTTAATCCTAGAAATATCTTTTTCATTCTGCCTAACCCTACCATTAAGTCTAACTAGATGTTTATTATTATCATTAACTTTTTCTTTAATGTGCTCTATATCACTTGATATTCTAGTTAAATGTAAAGTAATATTATTTCTATATTCGTTTACTTTACTCATCTTTGTTTAACATATTCATAAATTTATGTTTTAATCCATTTCCACTTAACTTAGCTATAATTTCTACCAATGTTTTATAACTTCTCTCTAAACCTTTTTGTTCAATCTGCATTTTCTTTTGCTGATCTATAAGTTTAACTAAGATGCCTTCTAATCTATTAAACTTCTGATGTATATCTTTAGATAGATCATCTTGTATATACTTATTTTGCTTCCATATAAAAAAACCAAATGCTATCGCTACTGCTATAGGAACTCCGTATTGTTCTAGTATCTGTAACCAATCCATTTAACCCTCTATATAGTTGCCCCAAACAGTAGTTCTTCCATTTATAATTTCTACTACTTCTACCTTAAAATCTCCATTATCAAAAAAATCAACTATAGCAAAAGCATGATTCCAATTATGAAGGTTGCCTCTTAGCCATCTATTCTTAGATGATTTCATATTTTTTAAACAACCCATACTCCAAGCACTTTGAGTGCCACCTAAACCTGTTTCTGTAAATCTTTGTAAATCATGAGTATGTCCATACATAACATTTTCTTTATATGCTGCTAAATGTTTTTTAGCGTGATGTATTGGGACATAATCTCCATGCGTAAAATTTAACTTACCTATTTTTAACTTTTCATCAGATATGTATTCCCAATATTCATATCCTCTTTCTTTAAGCTTTAAAGCATTTTCAGTCATATACTCAGGCAAGTAAGGATGTTTACTAACAAATTCATCCAACCAAACTTCATGGTTGCCCTGTATAAAATATCTCTCTTTACAACCAACATTATCTAAAGCTTTGTCTATAATATCCATTCCATCATTAACAGCTTTAACTTCTTTATCTAACATCGGAATTAAAACTTCTAACGGAGGTTTTTCTTTATTTTTCCAATGATGCCTGCTAAAGAGTTGCCATTCTCCCGTATCCCCTAAATCAATATAACCATCAGGCTTTATTAATTCAATAGATTTACATACAACATTGATAGCTTTTTTATCATGTAAGGGAAAATGTTTATCAGGCGTTACAACGACTCTTTTTGTTATACCGTAATCGTTTTTACGCATATATTTCCTTGAAAATTATTAAGATAATTTAATTTAAAAAGTTGGAATTTCCTAATTAGCCAAAGAAGCTATTTCTTCACTAAGTTCTTTCGCACGATTTGGTGTTTGTTTTGCCCAAAGGGAATCGAGCATTTCTATAGAAGCTTCTTCATATTGTTCTGTTTCTAGATAATAGATTGTCTTTTTAAATTTAGAAAATCCTCTTATACCTAGCTGATAACACATATTTATAACAACTTTTTTAGCTGTTTCGTCTATATCTTTAAACCAAGGAAAAGCAACTGTAATTCTTTGCAATAAAGTGTGCAGCTTTTTCATTAATATTAAAGTAGCAACATCTTCATCCATAGTTAAATCCTTTATAGCAAATCCGTAACCTATAGTATCATAACCTTCTGTACACTCATATACTTTAGATCTAAAACCCTCATGCTTTTTTATATCTTCTACAATATCTTGTAATTCTTTTGGAATCATTTATCGTCTGCTATAACTTTATTTTCAACAGCTATATTCTTTTTGCCAAATATTCTATCGTAATTCTTTTTATATTTTTCATCGAAAATGTCAATTCTAAGCCAATCACCTTTGCCTGCTCCAGTTAAATCACCTTTTTTACGGATAACTCTCTGTTTAGACATTACTCAGATTTCTTAGTAGTTTTTTTTGTGGTTTTTTTCTTTTCAGTATGAGGACTCCAATCATCTCTATTTACTACTCTAACCCAACCATTACCTTCTAAGTGAGCTTTCATAGCATCATCATAATCTCTAACTTCTTGATGTTTACCACCTTTTACCCAATTTTCTACAGTATAACCCATTTAAATCTCCTATTTGTATAAAGGGGGCAGATAAACCACCCCCTTTAGATTAACAATCAGAACTCGGTTTACGGATTCTTTAAATTTAAACCCATATTATGACCTGATTCATCAATAAGTTTAGCACCATATATCATATCAGTAACTACTTTAGTTCCTAGATATTCTACATCATATTGTGCTTGAACTCTAACATCTTGTTGTGCAGCAAATGCACATGCTTCTTTTGGATAAACAGCACCTACAACAGCATCTGTTGATGTTGATGAAGATATAGAACGAGAATAAAATACATTCATTCCATAAATTAAACCAACAGCACCACTTCTAAGCTCTGTTCCATCTCCACCTGCATCTTTTCTTATAAAATAAGAAGCAACGCCTGTAGAAGGGTTCATAAAATCAGCAACTAACTGATTGTTCAAAGCGATTGAGCAAGTATTAGGATCAATATCATAACTGTATAATGTATTTAAAATACTTTCTAAGTCACCAACTGCGAAAGTATTATCTGTACCTAAAGTTACGCTACCATTGAATCCATCAAGTTCAGCCCAAATATCGTCTTCAACGCCTCTTGCAAGACTTTCACCCATCATTCTTGTATATTTACTAATTAATTCAGAATTTGATTGAATTAATGCAATATCTTCAAAAATGTTAGCAAGATATTTATGTTTATTAATAGATAAATCAACTTTTCCTTCTGTACCTGCTATAGAAAAAGTTACTGCTGTAGAAGCAGATTTATCATTTGTACCATCCATTTGAATTTTAGGAATGTGTACTGTGTCGCCTGAGCCTTTTACCATTGCACTATAATCATCTACAGAGCCTCTTAATTTTAAAGCAGCTTCGTAGTATTTATAAATAGGTTCAGCCCATAATTCAGGTATAAAATTAGCACCTGTGGTTGTATCTAAATAAGCCATTTCTTATTTCTCCTTACTGAGTTTTTACATTAGCTTTACTTCTTTCCATTGCATCTTTAACTATATCATCCCAATTTTCTCGTCTTTCTTGAGCAGATAATTTAGTCCAATCCTTTATAGGTTTTTTATAGTCCTTTCTAGGATTCCCTGCAACTTCAGGAGCATTAGCCTTTGTATTATTAATTTTATTAGTAACATATTCGAGAGTATCTAAATCTAACTTAGATAATCTCTCTCTATCATCTTCAGCATGCTTCTCTAAAAGAGATGCTCGTCTTGTTTCTTCATACTTAGCCCACTTTTCAGCGTTAGAAGTTAAACTAGAATTTTCGGAAGACACCTTTTCATACAAGGCTTTAAAATCTTCTTTTTCTTTTAGTTTACTTTCCTCTTGCTGTGCGAACTTTTTTTCTAATTCAGCTAAACGAGTTTCAGCATCCTGAGCTCTTTTTCTATACTTCTTGCTTTCTGCAATATACTGCTCATTAGAGCTATCTTGAGTAGTTTCTTTAGCAGGAGTTTCACTAACTGTTTCTTCTACTGCTGTTGTTTTGTCTTCGGACATACTGCCCTCCTTTTTGTTATAAAAAGCTTTAATATGCAAATTTTTGCATATTTTAAGTATATAACTTAAATTAAAGTTAGAAATTTTGCAAATTTTTGAATAACTCGCAATTAGATTATAAGAAAAAATGGTTTGAATATATGGGCTATGAGCCTCATTATGGACAAACCAAATTGCATTATCCACATAAGGATACTGCAAGGTTTTTTGTCATGGTATGTGGTAGAAGATTTGGAAAGACTACAGCATCAGCAATGGAAGCAACTTATTATGCTTCTCAGCCTGATAAAAAGATTTGGCTTGTAGGCTTATCCTACGATAAGGCAGATTTAATGTTTCGTGAGGTATGGAAAAATATGGTTATAGGTCATCCTAACGACATAATAAGAGCTTCAGAAAAAGAAAGAGTTATAAAATTTAAATGGGGCACTACAGTAGAAGCTAAGTCTGCAGATAATCCAGATTCACTTGTTGGTGAAGGTTTGGATCTACTTGTTATAGATGAGGCTGCTAAAGTTAAAAGGCGAATATGGGATATGTATTTATCGCCAACTCTTTCCGACAGAAAAGGGAAGGCGATATTCATCACGACTCCTGAAGGTTTCAACTTTGTTTACGATTTATTTCTCCTAGGCAAAGAGGATGATTTATGGGAATCTCATCAAGCCCCTTCGTGGGATAACCATTTTGCCTTCCCTGACGGAAAAAAAGACCCTTTTATCCTCGAAAGAAAGAGGAATATGAGTAAAGAAGTGTTTGATCAAGAATATGGAGCTAAATTTACTTCTTTTGCAGGTCGTGTTTACCCATTCGAGAGGGATTTAGATGTAGGACATTTCCCTTATAATCCGAATTTTCCTACTTTTTGCTCCATAGACTTTGGTTATCGTA